TAAATGATGTAATATTATTTTTATTTTTTATTTAAAAATTTACATAGAATTTCGATTTATATAATAAAAGTTGAATTTATCTATTAATTTATAAATATACACATACCTACAGAAACAAATAATTAAAATTAATATAAAATATGTTTGCCTTTTTTAGGCAAAGGAGGAAGCCTGATTGGAATGATAAGACAGTTCAAGAATTACTTCATAAATTTCAAGGAGGAAATACAATCGAACATTTAGCATTACATTTTAATTGTTCAAAAAAATATATTCAAAAAATATTAAATCGTATTTTTCGTGAAATGCTCTTACAAAATGATATTCACATAATTGCTCGTTCTATGGATATACCAGTTTATTGGATACGTTTAATTTTAGTTATAAAAAAATGAATATATTTAATTTATATAATTACATAAATACATTATAATACAATGGACTATTGTTCTATTTGTTGTGATAATTATAATTTTAAAAATCGAATAAAAAAAACATGTACTTATTGCGAATTTGAAGTATGTAATAAATGTGTTCAAACGTATATGCTTGGGAGCATCAATGATCCACATTGTATGAGTTGTCGTAAAGCATGGGATCAAGAATTATTTGATAAAATGGTCAATAAAAGTTTTCGCTTGAATGAATATAAAAAACATCGTGAAACTATCTTATATGATATTGAAAAAAGTTTAATGCCTCAAACACAACAACAATTACAAATTGAACTACAGAAACGTCATTATAAAGAGGTAAATAAAGAATTAAAAAACACCGTTACTAATTTAATTGGATATGAATATAATAAATATAGACAATTACTAATTAATATTCGTCGAGAAATATTTGAAAATCGTAATAATATAACTATATATGATAAGCTAATTGAAAAAAAATATATTGTAGAAAAAGAATTATCAAATATTTGTTTACAAATACGTACTAATCGCAAATTAATTCTTAGCAATTCGCGTATGATACATAATTTACGTATAAATGGTAGTGATATTGATTCGATTAAAACTAAAACTATATTTACGATTCGTTGTCCAAGAGATACGTGTAAAGGATTTATTAGTGGTGATGAGTGGAAATGTGGGGTTTGTCAATATTTTTCATGTGAAAAATGTCATGAAATAATCGGTGAATCTAAAGATGTTTTCCATACATGTAAAAATGAAAATATTGAAACTGTTAAACTATTAAAAAAAGAAGCAAAATCATGTCCCGGATGTTCTACATTAATTTATCGTGTAAGTGGTTGTTCCCAGATGTGGTGTACTCAATGTCATACAGCATTTAGCTGGAATACTGGATTAATCGAAAAAGGTACTATTCATAACCCCCATTTTTACGAATATCAAAAAGCAAACACAAATTATATTGTTCGTAATCAAGGTGAAGAAGTATGTGGCGGAATTCGAGTAAGTTTACGAAAACTATTATGGTTTTTATCAGGAAATTTACTAGATGATCCCTATAAAAATATTGTTTATACGACTCATCGTAATTTAATTCATATTCAACAGGTTGAAATGCCGCGATTTAATGTTCAATTTTTCGTAAATACTAACTTAAATCTTCGTATTAAATATTTACTAAATGAAATTAGTGAAAACGATTTTAAACGTAAATTACAAATTATTGAAAAATCGAAAAACAAAAAAAGAGAAATATTTCTTATTATTGAAATGTACGTTCAAACTACACATGATATGTTTCGTAATTTAGTAGATACACCATTTATTGATGTTGAAGATCAAAATAAAATTATTAAAGATTGGGTAGACCAAATACATACACTTCAAGAATATTCAAATCAACATTTCGAAAAGATTTCAAAACTGTATAAATGTGTTGTACCTTGTATTTCATCAACTGGAGGATTTCAAATGAAGCATTATCATTAATCATCATTATTAATCATCATTATTAATCATCATTATTAAGATATTTATCAATTATAATTATTTGTTCTATAAAACGCTCTTTTTCATTTGAAATCCAATCTCTATAGGATTTTTGTTTTTCATAATAAGTATTATAGTCATCAAAAATACTTTTAATTAATGTATTTAAATCATCTGGACCATCTACTTTTTCAGTTATCGGAATATCTACATCATTAACTGCCGCACCTAATAAATTTGTAATAACGACACATCCGCTCATAGCAGCTTCGCGGGGAATTCGATCTTTCCCTGGATGCGCCCCTAAATCTACATATATTTTACATTCATGTAATTTATACATCATAATTGTAGGTGATAAATCAACTAGTGGTAATGAACGCAAATCCCATTTTTGAATAAGGTTTGATGAAATAAAGTCCTTGGTTGGGTTATAGGCAATCATATTACCTCGTACAAATTTATTATGAAAGGCATTTGTTGTGTAAGCGTCTGTGAATAATTCACGTGTATAATCATGTAGATCGAAATATATTTGAGAAGTGTTTTCATTTAAATTTTTCAAGATAGCATCCTTAACATAATGAGATTGGAATAAATGAATAATTTTGGTGTCTTTTACATTTCCTGGAAGAGAATCAAAAGATACAGCATTATTTAAAGAAAGCCACCATACAGCCATGCGGATATTTTGTACTTTAATATGTTTACATAACCATTCAGAAGTATATATTTCAGGGAAAATAAGAATATTATCTTTAATATCCTCGATTGATGTTGTATTTTTTATGTTTGAATAGGATTCTGTATATAAAATTTGTTTTTCGGCGTCTTTTGGTCTATTAATATAAACAATATATGCCTCTTTTCCAAGTGTGTTTAATTCATGACATAACTGATGCATTGCTTCGGGACCTCCTGTTTCAAAATAAGGACATATAATATAATAGATCATATTCTAGAAAAATTAGAAAATCTTTGTTTAAATCGTTTCACATAGTTTCATATTAGTTTTTTGTTATTCTTTTTCCATAAGTCATCTAAATTATTTTTATAATAATGTAACATACATCGATATAACTCATAATTTATTTTTTTCATAGATATTAAAATATTTAATTTTCTTTGATATATGGATGAGAAAATTTGATAATTTAGTATTTTTAATATGTTAAAATAATTAATCTTAAATATATATTTATTTTTATTTTTTTTCGATACTTTTTTGTATAAAGCTAAACTATTTGGAATAATACAAGGTTTATTTTTTTTTATCATAATTACTAGTATATATTTTTTATAATAGGATAAATCATTTTGAATAATATAAATACTATCTCGTATCATTTTTGTAGGAGGTAATGGTATGTTAATTTGCGACATTTCATTATTATTATTTTCAATTTGATCTTTATTTTTATTTTGATAAATTGTACACTCTAGTAAATAACCACACATTACATTTATAAAATCTTTTGAGAATTCTTTCATTAACATTCTCCATACAAATTTAATGGAACGTTTTGGAATATTTGAATTTTTATATAAATAGGATAAACTTTGAATAATTTTTAATATGTTAAGACGTTTGTATAAATAAATAAAATATATAAATGTATTCCATGTGACACCTTTTGATAGAAAATCTTTTAATAATTGTCTTGATTTTAATATATGTAATAATCGATCATAAATATTATAATGTATTTTTAAATTATTTTGATAATTATTCATTAAATTAATAAATTTTGTATAATGTGTATTTTTCATAAATTTATAATGTTCTATTGTTGGATTAATTACAGCCGAATATAAAGTTCCAAAATACATACGATTATCGTAATTATTATAGTAATTATAATAGTTATATTTATATTTTGTATAATTAAATATTAATGAATAAATATCAAAAGGTACATATTGAAATGCATAGAAGAATGGATATTCTGATATTTGTAAATAATGTTTATAATAATGTTTCCATTCAGGTTGAATAAACGTGTTTAATTTATTATAATTAACCATTAAAAATTGTTCGAAAGCCTCTTTGAAATTTTCAGAAGACCAATAATTGCCTAATGAATAAATTGATAATGCTAATATTAAACCATTACCAATTGTATATTGATTATTTTTAATTAAGTTATTAAATTCAATTTCTTTATCAGTTTTTTTTATAAAACATACTTTTTCAATGTCAAATATATAATTATGATAAATTGAAAATGTTATTAAAAAACGGTCATTCCAATGATTTATTAACCATTCAAATATTTCATTTGGATTATCTGATGGGATTGAATTAAATAAAAAAGGATTTAGTGTCATCATATAAGCTTGTTTTTTTTCAAAATTATATAATGATTCATTAAATGTCATTTTTAAAATATATTCATTCTTATTATTTTTTTGACATTTATCGATATTATCTAAAATATATTTTATTTTGTCAGGTGTAATAATATCTTCTGGAATTCCAAACATAGCGCTTGTATTCGTATCTGGTTGTGTAATATACGTTCTATTTAATAAATGAAATTCTTGTGTTTTCATTTTAGATTAATATATATTATGTTGTTATCTTTATGTTCATTAAATTTTGTTCAAGGCTATTTATTTTTACATCAGGACGATTAATTTCTTCAATAACGGTTTCATATTTTTTAGGTAGTTGCTGTAAGAAACATTGATCTATTTTGATATAACGTTGATCAAATAGGTCATATTTATAAATTGTTAAGTAATGACTATAAAGTTCATAATAATAATTATCACGAAATAGGGTTTTCGGCATCCTTATCTTTTTACTATAAATTTATTTTTAAAATCATTTTTTATAGGGGATTTATAGATGAGCTTCTTAGTTGTTACTCCAAGTGAATTAATATTTAATTTTAATAATCAAATTAAATTAAATGTTTATATGATTTATGAAAATCAATATATAGAACTGGGACAAAATAGTTTATTAGGTATTGGTAAAACAAATCCGACTGATCAAATCCATGTTGGTAATAATATGTATTTAAATAGACTTAAAAATATTACGTATACATCTCCCTTCTCCATTCAAGTTGCGAATTCTCCTCTTTCATTTGTACCGGTTGGAACGATTGTTTTATGGTCCGTTCCAACAAATATAAGAGTGACCTTTCCAATGGATGAAGACGTAAATATTTATTTACCAAATGGATGGTTGGTTTGTGATGGTCGTACATTATTAGTAAGTGAATATCCTGATTTATTTTTAATGTTACAATACGATTATGGAGGATCCGGAACAAATTTTAGCGTGCCAAATTTTAAAGGGAATAGTTATGGTGGATTTGCTGTTGTAAATAGACTTAATACAAGTTATAATTTAACAAATGCTTCTTTTAAGGTAGGAAGAAATACAAATGATGTAAATGGAAATACAATTAAATTAATAAAAATAAATGCAAATAATTTACCAAACCATTATCATTTAACAAGTACTACTACTGCTGTTAATGCGGATAATGGTCATAGTCATAGTTTATACCCAATTCATTCTGGAACTGGTGGCGGAAGAGGAGGATCCGGTGGCGTGACAAGTGGTTCAGGTACGACCGGAAGTACAACAGGTACATATTGCTTTTATCATAATCACTCATACAATTTGCCGATGAATGACCCTCCTGGCAACGGTTGGACAACTGCTTCACCAGTTTTAATTAATATTGAACAAAAATATATAGTGATGAATTATATTATTCGGGTATTTTAATAAAAATTTAAAATTATATAGAATAAATGAGCTTAACAATTTATGAACCAACACGTATATTAAATTCAAATATATCTGCGAATACACTTCAAACTTTTTTTGATGTTAATTCATCACGAACATATATTAATGGTAGTGTTGGTATAGGTACGAATCAATTACTTTCTAATTTTCATATTGAAAATAATAGTTGCCCATTTAAAATAAATATTTCAAATGAAAATAAAATAAAATCAATTACTTATCAAACGTATTATGGATTATTACCCATTGGATCTATTATAATTATACCAACCCAGCGTTTAGTGACATTTTTAACAAATCAAGGATGGTTAGAATGTAATGGTGGTACTTATAATCTTGCTAGTTATCCATTGTTAGAACCTTTATTACGTAGTACAGATTATGGTAATACAACTGGTGTAAATAATACATTTAAAGTTCCTAATTTAGTAGATCGTATTCCAGTGGGTTCAGATGGTATATATGATCAAACTTATTATAATACTAATTCAGCTAAAATAATTACACTTACAGTTCAACAATTACCAAATCATAGTCATAGTGGCATCAGTGCTGGTGCTAATACAGTAGGATCTCATTTTCATGATACTGTAAGTGATGGTTCTCGAACAGATGATAATATAGAAACAAATACTTGTTGTGGAGGGCAAGTTACAGAAAGTTTACAAACGACATATACATCAGGTCCAACCGCTCAGAATTGGCCTGGTCCCAATCCTCCAGCACGAGCTACATCTGCAAATCATACTCATGATTCAACATATAGTTATTTTTATAATGGATCGGCAGCTATATCTTTACAAAGAAATATCATTTATATGATTTATATGATAAAAGCAAAATAATTAATATTTAATAATGTATTTAATTTTTTGTGAGGGATATGTATTATTTATCGGGGATTTTATATTACTTACTTGGGTTCCACTAGAATTACTATAAATTGTAGATGAAGTTGTTAATGAATGAGTATGATTGCTTATAGCATTCGCATATCCAAAAGTAGCATTTCCTTTTCCTTTAGCTCGCCGAAAGTTTCCATACGGACTGCTATCTTTTGAATTTTCATAAAAACGAGTAGCTGTATATGTGTGATTATGGCAATATAAATAATCTCCAATTACTCCTTCATGTGCATGATAAGGTATATTTGTTTCTTGTAATAAAAGTTCATTTACTCCTCCTACTTTACCAAGTGTATCGTAGGATACAGAAGCGCTATCCTGTTGAATTACACAACGATCTGTCATATCTGGTACATTAAATGTATTTACTGTAGAACCATATGTATCTCCTATAAAACCATATAATTTACTATATGTTGTTTTTGATACTGATTGACCATTACATAAAAACCATCCAGAAGGAACACTGTTTGATGGATACATTATTATAGTCCCTGTCGCCACCCCATATACCTTTTGGGCATCAGTTGTAATTGAGGGTGTATCTTTAAATAATACATCTCCATCGCAAGTAACTGAATTAATATTTTTGAATATTACTTCACCAAAAACTGGTAGAAAACTTATATTATTATTTACAGCATCTATTTCAATATTTGCGATACGTCCACCAAGCGCATCATTATTAAATTGTACTTCTTTACCAAATGTTGAATATCTTCTATAAACAACGTTATCGGTCATGCTTAAAAAAAGAATAGTAAATTATTATTTAAATACGAACGATTACTTCGTAAGTACCCTTACTTATTTTTCGGCGAATATATCCAATCGATTTTTCAGAACTTTGTGATTGTGAAATACCTAATTTTATTGTATCATCTACCCCTTCCATAACTGTAATAAAATCTCCCGCTTCTCCAACTATATTTTCATTCCATCCAGCATATTCATCCCCGTCAGGTATTACTAAATTAATTTTACCCATATAAACAATCGGAATCTTTACATCATTTGGATGCGCGTCAAATAGATCTTGATTTCCAATAATAGAAGGTTTTACCGATATAATTCCAAAGCATTTGGATTGAGACCATTTTGATGTAATGCGTCCATCTTTATTAAATCCAATGACTGATCCCGCTTCAGGTTGGCTTTCGCCCTCAGCAAGAAGTTCCCATTCACTATAATCTCCACCAGATGCCTTGAACGAAAAAGCCATGATATTGCCATAAACTTGTAATTTTTCTTTGGGGTAAAATGTTCCAATACCTACATTATCAGTAATATGAGCTGAACCATATACACTAAAAGTTGTATCTGCGGTAGGTTGACTTGTTCGAATACCAACACTTGTATTATTAATGGTTACAATTGAACTATCACCATAGATATCCATTTTATTAAAAGTTTTCACAGGAACAGTGGTGCCAATACCCACCCAGTTATCTACCATTGACATAACGGTTTGATTTGCGTCATAACCTATAATGTTTGAAAGTGAATAGGTATCCGTATTTGTACCAGTCAGTTGAAATACATGTTTGTCCGCAATAAAGCGCATTTGACTGTCATTTCCGGGAATATCTTCAGTTAAGATGGTTGCGTATTTAGAACTATTTATGAAGCTCGCCATATTTCTTTATAAATATCCAGCGTTTTTATTCTTTAATAGGTAGAAGAAGATTGTTCAATTCCATGCAACCTATTGGAATTTTACTCAGTTCTATTGTAGCGTTATATGTATCTGGCTATATATTTTATAAAGCCTTTTTAAATATTAGCCCCTATTTATTCGCCTGGTTATGGTTTAATTTAGCCATCGCTCTTTATGAGATTTATATTGTCTTTCATCGCCGAGAATTAACACGTAAAAAATGTATTGACGGATTCTGGTCACGTGATTCTAATTATAGAGGATTTTGGAAAGACGCTTGGAACGAATATACATGTTATTCAGATGAACGCTACTTAGATCCAGATAACTTTGTCTTTATTATTGAATTTATGAACGCTATACTTGTCATCTGTCTATTGACAGCATTTATGGTTCAAAGTAAAGCATGGATTTATTTATTACTAGCAATACAAGCATATCACTGTAGCATTTATTTTATATCTTTACTTCATAGCCGTAAAACAAATACGACATATCCAATGAAAACAGCAAGCTATCTATTAATTTCAGCTTTATGGATATTCGTTCCTATTGTATTGATTTTTACATAAATCTAAAATAGAAATGATACAAACCTTTTCGGATAAAAAGGATCGCAAGGAAGCAAGAAAATCATTACGAGATAAATATTCGGATCATCCTCGTCCAATACCAGAATCGATTAATGATTATGAATTAAGAGAATATTTTATAACTTTGGATTCACGAGATCGTGATAAAACGGTATGGCCTTCCTCAAGTCAATTTCAAGTTAAAATGCAGCCTGAAAATACATTTAATGGTGCTAGATTAAATCGTGCTTTTAAGAATGTTCGTAGTATCGAAGTGGTTACCGCTCAATATCCAAATACTTTAAATGTTCTTGATCAAATGTATTTGTATTTATGTTTTCCAGAGATAGATGGTGTTTATGAATCAACAAATTTAACTGGAAATAAAGCTTTAGCAAAATTAGTGGCTACGTCATTGATTGGTAATTATGTTTATATTGAATATCCGCATCAGAATCGTCCTCGCAGATTATTTCCAGGAAAGGGCGCGCGCATAGATCGATTGACACCTGAATTCCGCACATATAATGGCGATTTATTTAATTTTGGTGCGGATACATCACCTTGTTTTCAGTTTGATCCAAAACTACAGACAAGTATTACCTTGCGTATTATTGTTCAAGTTCCAAATACGTTATAATTATAAACTATATAGGTAAAAAGAATGTATGGACATCCTGTAAATATTGTTAATGAATTATCTGTAGGACATTATACAAGTAAAGGAAGTTTAAAAGTTTCTACTCCAGAAGTATCTTTTTTCAATACATTTCAATATGGTATTGAAACAGATGTATGGGATACTGGTTTACAAAACGGAGGTACTGTGACTTTTTTTCAAGATATAAGTGGTGTTACAATGACAGTAACCAGTCAATTGAATTCTCAAGTAATACGTCAAACAAGAAATGTTATGAAATATATTCCAGGACGTAATACTGAATTAACATTTGCGGTTCGTCTTACAACTCCAGTTGCTGGTATTCGACGCAGATTTGGTTTATTTAATGGGTTGGATGGATTTTATTTTGAAGATAATGGAGGAGATTACGCATGTGCTTTTATTAATTCTGATGGATCAACACCATATATTGAAAGAGTTTCAAGAGCTAATTGGAATGGTGATAAATTAGATGGATGTGGACCAAGTAAGATTACCGCAAATGCTGAAAGTATACAAATTGTATCATTTGAATATGAATGGTATGGTGGTGGGCAAATTATATTTAAATTTGTAATCAATGGGGAATCTATTACAATTCATACATTTAATACAGCCAATCGATTGCCATTTCCCTGGAGTAAAACACCGTTTCTTCCGATTCGTCTTGAAATTACAAATACGACAGGAGTCGCAGGAACACATGTTATGTATCAAGGTTCAAATTCTTTATTAAGTCAAGGATTTACAGAAAAAATAGGTATTGCTCAAAGCTTACTGACACCTTTAATTGGATATAATATACCATCCGCTCGAACATTTTATCCAGTTATTAATATTCGTTTAAAATCTAATAATCTAAATGGTATTGTTATTCCCACCTTTTTTCAAGTTGGAACATTAGATAATGCAAGCGTATTTTATAAAATAGTAAGAAATGCGACTATTGTTGGGGGATTATGGGTTGATATGCCAGATACGAATTCATTTGTTCAATATAATTTAACATCTACCACTGCGATTACAGACGGAATTCAGTTGGATGCAGGATATGTAGCCACAGGAAGTGGTGAGAGAGTTGGTTTAGATAAATATACACAATATCAAATAGGGCGTAGTAGTTTAGGTACAGTAAGTGATACAATTACACTTGCTATTGCGAGTGGTATTGCCAATAAAGATGCTATTGCTTGTTTAACTTGGATTGAACAACGTTAATCGTAATCACAATTATAATAATAATCGCAATTAAATAATTAATGGTTCAACTGTTGTAATTTTAAATACTAGATTAATTTGATAATTTGGAATGGGTGGGGTGGGCGCGGTTGTATCTGTTCCAAAGTTGAAAAAGGTGTTATCATGTTTTTTTATTTGGATGGTTAAACGATCAATGCGTTTACCCTTTGCCTCAAAGACGAGTTTGTTTAATTCATTTAAGTCTGTATAGTTAAAAATAGGGGTTGTATTACTTGGAATTAATCGGGCAAATGATTTTGTTGCTGCTAAACTGGTACCATCAAAAGCTCCTTCTAATTCTGGAATACATACATAAAGACACGGTTCATTGCTTGAACCTCCAGCGACAGGATAGGTGGCTGAGATAAGTTCAATGGATTTAATATTTTTATAATGATGACTGAGGGTTGCGCCAGTAAAGGTATTCGTGGGTTCTAATTTAACTTCAAAATGACTTGTTGTAGGCCATACAGCTCTATCACGGTCTCTTGAATCAATAATAATATAATGATCTTTTAGTTTATATTTTTTAGATTCCTCGTCGGGAAATAAAAATGGATGTTGGTACATATCTACTATAATACAAATAGAGAAATCTATCTTTATACGTTTTTTTTACGGATAAGATACAAATTTAAAAAAAAATGAATTTTATATTTATATGAAAATATATTTGTTGTAAAAAGCAAGTGCTACATTATATTGTAGCGAAAGTGATAAAGCGATCCTTTATTTTTAAAATGAGGAGGTGTCAGCAACTGTTTTGTCAGACAGCGCATAATAATGCTCGTAAATCATGCATGAATCATAAGCATGGATGTGTTATTGTTTATAATGATAAGGAAATCGTAGCACAAGGATTTAATCATGATAACTGTACTATGAATGATATCTATAGTGTTCATGCGGAGGTGAATGCGATCAATCAACTTAGGAAGAATATACGATCAAAAGACAAAAAATTTATTCAGAAATGTTCTTTGTATGTAGTTCGGGTTGGATCACCTTTGATGAATTATCCTCTAAAAAATTCAGAGCCTTGCGAACATTGTACAAAGACGATTCTGAAGATGGGTATTCCAAAGGTATATTATTCAACAAATGATGAATTTTTATCAGCATTGGAAATCCATAAAAATAAGAAAGAATCATATTCTCAAGGGAGGCCTATCCCAATTACACCGCCTCAATCTCATTCTCAAGAGATGTCATCTATTTCAACATATCCTAAAAAAATCCAGGGGAGGCCTATTACGCCATTATATTCATATTCTCAGGAAGTATCTATTACAAAGTCGCCTATAAAAAATTATTCTAAGAAAATTATACCACCTACTTCTGATAAAAACTCAATATGTATAATTTCGTGATTATTATATATCAAATTTAGTTATTATTTATTACACCTTTTATCATTTTTATCATTTAAAAGTCCGTTTAATTAAATAGTTATAGTTATGTATATTCTTTACAAAAACCCTATACAATTGGATACTTTGTATATAGTTCAATATTTACATTTTAAAAATATTATGTTTTTACCATCTATCATAATTGAAAGAAATTATCCACCGTTTGTTACTGAATTACCAACAATAAATTATAAAAATAAAATTTACAAAGGTTTAGAAGAAGTTATTTTATTATATGAAAACATTTCAGGTATTGATAAAATTTTAGAAAAAGCAATTGAGTTTAAGAACCAAAATCCAAAATATACAATAA